TGAGTATTAATGCTTGGATATACGATTGGGTTGCAGAACAGATAAATGTTGTAATTTTACCTTAAATATAATATTATGACTTTAACTGAATTGAAAGCACAAGCCTACGACATTTTAGCTCAGATTGAATTTTTGCAAAAGAAGTTGCAAGAAACAAATCAACTAATTGGTGAAAAAATAAACGAAGAAAAAGTAGATGGATAATTTACAATTTATTGTGGATCGTATTGAAGCAATGGACAAAAAATTTGATGATAAATTGGATGCAATATTGATTCAAACAACCAAAACAAATGGCCGGGTTTCATCTTTGGAAGATTGGCGAAAACATATTTATAAGGTGATTTGGGCCATCATCGGAGTTGTTGGAACAATCACCGGTTTTTACATCGAAAAACAAATAAACAAATAAATATGAATTTATCAGGATTGTTTTCATTGAATTTAAGGGATGCAATTAATGGATTTTTGATTGCATTTTTAACGGCATTTTTATCAGCCATTGTTTCTATGTTAAACAGCGGATTAATGCCAGGCATTATTGATCTTAAAAATTATGCATTGATCGGATTTACAGCCGGGATTTCATACATAACCAAAAATTTATTTTCAAATTCAGATGGTGAATTATTGAAAAAAGATGCATAAATATTTAATCATATTATTTTTTGTTGCATGTAATCCGGTTAAAAAGGTTTTGAATAATCCCGAAAAATTTAACCAGGTTAAAGATGAGGTGATTAAAAGGGGATATTGTGCCAATGATACAACCTTGATTTTTAAATCAGATACAACATACATCATTGATTCATTGATTGAAATTTACACAGATACATTAAATATCAATGATACCATTTACATCACCAAATGGAATAATCGAAATTTTACCAACACATTTTTAATTCATGATACAATCAAATCAATTGTTGTTGATCATGCCAGGAATTACATTTTGATTAAAGAAAACGATCGGTTATCAATAAAATTAAATCATTTTAAATCACAGGCACAAACCAGGTTAAATTGGTTAATCATTGCCTGTTTATTAATTGTAATTATCATTTTATATAAATTCAAGTAACATGAAAAAATTAAGGGAATTTGGAATAATTAGTGCAATCGGTTTTTTATTGGGAACCCTGGGGCAGATCGGATTTTGGAGATGGAAAGTTGATTTGATCCTAAATGGATTTAAATATTTACCTTTTGCAGTTTCACCATTGTTTGCATTCCTTGCAACATGGTTGATGGTTGGTAAAGTTTCTTTTAGTTATTGGAAGGAAACAGATGAAAATGGAAATAGTGCATATAACGTGTTTTTAGCCGTTGGATTACTTATGTTAATACTTGGATTAGGAATTGCATTTGAAGCGATTTCCGAGGCATGATTTTAATCATTTACACCATCTTAAACATTTTGTTGGCGAAAATTGATGCAGACAAAATAAAAAAGCAATTACGCATAAAACATGGAATTAATGCCATGTTTTATGTTGCATTGATTGCACCGACATTTTTTATATCCTGGCATTATCCGGTGGGATTGTTGGCATTGCGGCGGATTGTTTTTGATGTTGCATTAAATTTATTCCGGGGTTTAAAGTATAATTATATTTCAGAAACAACAACATCCATAATTGATCGAATTAGTTTCAATTATCAAAAACAATATGGATTTTTTGCATATTATATAATTTTTATTATCATCATAATTATTTGCACATGAAAGATCAAATAACATTGGACAGAATAAAATTGATTCATCCGGTTTTAAGGGATGAATTATCAGAAATTTATGATGAAATATGCAGTTCATTAACAAGTAAATCATTTTGCCGGTTTTCATATACTTTGCGAACATTTGCGGAACAGGATGCAATTTATGCCCAGGGCAGAACAAAGCCAGGCCCAATCGTTACCAAAAGCAAATCGGGGCAATCAGCACACAATTTCGGGTTGGCGGTTGATATTGTATTGATCCATGAGGGGAAGGCAATTTGGAACATCAAAAATGATTATGATAAGGATGGGATTCCGGATTGGATGGAAGTTGTAAAAATATTTAAATTCTATGGTTGGGAATGGGGGGGTGATTGGAAATTCACAGATAATCCGCATTTCCAAAAGTTGATGGGATTGAATATAAAAAAATGCCTGGCATTACACCAGGCCGGAAAAGTTGATGATCATGGATTCATCAAGATTTAAAAATGTGAAATTTCACGATTTTTTTTCCTGATTTTATACCTTTCCTTTTCATACTCATTTTTACATTGTTTACATTTATTTTCCCGGAGATCATGCATCAAAACATTTGATTTAAATTGATCCAATGATTTGCGGATGTTGCATGTATTGCATACTTTGGATTGAATCATATTACTTTTGTTTTATCAATATTTGAACCTTTATCGTTGAATTTGACATAATCAACCGGCGGATAAAATTTATCAAACAATCGTTCATGTTGCCACAGGCCGAACCCAGGATTGAAATATAATTTACCATCCCACATTTTCCAGGGCACCATTGATCGTTGATTTTTTGCCTGGATGTATTCAGCAATGTTATGTGTTATTTTCATTTTTTCAATCGTTTTGTAAACCAATAAATTTCGTTTGCAATGGTGAATGCAATCCAAACCGGAATTGATATGGTGATGAAAAAAAATATTTCAATTAATAGTTGGAGATCGTTTTTAAATCTGTTCATAAAAATAATGTAAAAAATTTAAATATTAAATACCATATACAGCAACCCATTAAAATTGAAGCAATCAAAATTCTAATCTTCATATTCATCATTTATGCGGATGATTGCACCTGATCCGGAACAAAATGCACAAATTAAATCCGGGTTGGAACCTTCGCCGGTGCCATTACAAAATGAACACATTGAATCCGGTTCCTGATCATACGAATCAACAATTGTTTCATCCTGGAAATAAATATGTTCATCCGGCAAAATGATGGATTTTAACAATCCTTTTTTTTCCCAGGTAAAAAGGAGATTCAAAATATCATCAACACATTCAGGATGGTAAACCATACCATCCACAATTGATCCTAAAATAAAATGCCGTTTTTTTGATGGAATATCCATCCATTTTTCATTTGTCATTTTTGTTTGTTTTTGGTTTATCGAAAAAAGTTTTGTTGATTGCGAATCCGATTGCATAAATAAATATACTAAATACGGAGATAACTAAAAATTCAAAAATTGTGATCATAAAAAAAAATTATGGCCGGGATGAACCGGCCTGGGTGATTAATATTTGATAATTGATTTATTGTTTTTTAACCTATTCAATTTGTCAAATGCTTTTTTTTCTGCATCCGGTTTACTCATTCCATTAGCCATGTGAAATTTAACATCGTAATTGAAAATGATTTTTTGTGCGTTGGTAAAATTTTGTAAGTTCATTTTTTTTGGTTTTGTTTCACAAAGATAATGTAAATAACATTATGTTTATTAATATTTAAAATATTTTTTATTTTTTTTATTATAATGTTTATTCCTATATTTGCATTTCACCAAATAACAAAAAAAATGATCATCAGACAAAAGCCAGGAAGAAAAGAACTTCCGGAAGCCGAAAAAGTGAAATTGGTTTCACTTTATCTTAAAAAGGAAGAAAAGGAAGCCATTATAAAAAAATGGGGATCCGTTTCAAAAGCCGTTCGTGAATGTATTTTACCATTAATTTAAACAAAAAATTATTTCAACATGAAAAATGAATTAATTGCAACAAACGATGTAATGACAATTGCGGAAACATTCTACAAATCAGGAATGTTTGCAGACATTAAAAGCATGCAACAGGCAGCCGTTAAAATTTGGGCCGGGGCAGAAATGGGAATTTCACCATTTGCCGCAATGGGTGGAATCCACATCATCCAGGGGAAACCAACAATCGGAAGTGGTTTAATGGCAAATCGTGTTAAATCATCCGGGAAATATGATTATCATGTTATTGAAATGAATGATGTTGTTTGTTCAATCGAATTTTTCCAATTGTTGCCGAACAAAGAATCATTGGGAATCAGCACATTTTCAATTGATGATGCAAAAAAAGCCGGAACAAAAAACATTGATCGTTTTCCTAAAAACATGTTATTTGCCAGGGCATTAAGTAACGGAGTGAAATTTTATACACCGGATGTTTTTTCTCAATCTGTTTATGTTCCCGAAGAAATGGGGCATATCACCGAAGATACAACAGCGGAAATCATTGAACCGGCAAAGCCAACAAAGCGGAAGTTAACACACGATCAATTTCAAAAAATGGTTGATGGTATTGCATCCGGGGCCAATGTTTCAAATTCAAATATGCCATTGTACGAATGGGCAATTACCAATTGCGAATTATCACAGGATCAATTGGACATGATCGAAAATGCAAATAATAATAACAACAACAACATCATTTTATGACAACAGAATTTTTAACATCAATAGAAAAGATTGAAAAATCTATATTGGAAGTTTCCAGGAATTTAAAATTAGCCTGGGAAGAATTAAAAGTTTTAAAGGAATTAACAGCATATCCAATTCAACCTAAACCACAGCCAACAGATTACTTCAAAGGGATGGGATTCCGCACCAGGGATGCAGTAATGAAAATTCGTGATCATTTTGGAGTTGATCCAATTGAAATTGATAGACATGATAAATTTGTTATTGATACGATTTATGAATATCGTGTTACAAATTTTGGATCCGTTTTATCATTTTTACAGGATAGGGGATTAATTGAGATAAAACGAAGCGACAACAAAAATGGCCACATTTTATCATTCAAATTCAAAAACGTTTAACCATGGAATTAACACCACAGCAAAGCGGATGGGTTAAGTTAGCCGGAATTAAAGAAACATTGGTGAAAGACCTAAACAATGCCGAAATATCAATACAGGGCATATTAGCAGATTTACAATCAAGGGATCATGCGAAAATTGAACATGCAATCAACGAAGCAAAATCAGTATTCAAACAGGCAAAGGGAATCCGTTTAGAATTCACCAGGTTAATTGATGATAAGTTGATCAACCCAATAATGGATTACGAAAAGCGGATGCAGAAAAATATTGATGCCGGGATTGTAATTGAATTGGAATCCAGGAAGGCGGAAGCAATGCGGATTCAAGCCGAGCAAATTTATTTGAATGAGGTGGCAGCATTTAAAACACACATCAAAAATGAATTGGCCAGGATCAAAAACAAATACATTGATGATCTTAGGAAGGGAATTAATGTAATGTATCGTGAATTTTTGTTGAATAAGGAACCAATTGAAATGCTTGAATCCATAAAATTGCATGCAGCAAGTTTAATAAGTTCATTCAAATTGGATGATTTTCAAAGATTTCCATTGAATGCAGTAACGGAACAACAAGCACATGAAATTTTTATGGATTTTGAAAAATACGATGGAACACAGGATTTGGAAAATGCTATTTATTCAATCAATGATGTTTTTAAAACATATCAATTGGATTTGCAGAATGCAGAAATGGCAATTTTGGCAAACCAACAAAAGCAGATTGAAATTGATAAATCACGATTGGAACAACAAACCTTTGAAAAATTATCAAATGAATTGATTGATGATGCAAATTCCGTTAAATTGGAAATGCCTAAATTCAAAAATGAAATCCGGATTGTAAATGACAACACCGAAACATGGGCATTGAATATCATCACCCATTTCATGAAAAATTATCAATTTATTTCAAAGTACATCAAAGTAAAATCATGGGATAAATTAACATTGGGGCAAATGTCAACAGCATTGGCAAAGCATATCCAGGAAACCGGGGAACAAATACCATCATTTAAAATTGAGGAAATATGCAAGTAACAAACGTAGATATTTACAAAGATTTTTCATTTGATAGTTATTTGCAATTACCTGGGTATTCATATTCATCATTTAAAAAAGGTAATTATACACCAACCGAAAAAATGAAATTGGGCACATCAGTACATCAATTTATGTTGGAACCAAGTAAATACAACCATGAAAACCGGGATGTTATTTATCCAATTGCAAATGTATTGATTAAAGATTTGGGGCCCATGTTGCCATTCCTGGATGCCGAATTATCCGTAACATGTGATTTTGAACATGATGGATATGTAATGCCATATCGGGGCCGGGTTGATTTGGTTCGGATGGGATCATTAGTTATTGATCTTAAAATTTCGGAAATCCCATTAAACAGATCAATTGATTTTTTCGGGTATGCGGAACAATTAACCGGGTATTGCCTGGCCATGGGATGTGATACAGGAATGATCATCCGAGCATGTCCGAAAACATTTAAAACGGAAAAAGCAACAATTCGGAAAAATATCGGATTTTGGGAAAGAAAAGTTTTAGCACATGGAATTCCAATAAACAATTTTAAATTTTAAACCAGGCCGGCAATGGTTAAACCGGTTACAACATGTCAAAGTTATATTCAGTCTTATTAAACTTGTCAAAGATTGACAAAGAAAAGATCTTTAAATTGGATCAAACGGGAAATCTTTATTTGAATTTGGATATTTGGATTAATGAGGAACCGGATAAATTCGACAACATTGGATCAATCAACATTTCACAGAAAAAAGAGGAAAGGGAAGCCAAAGAAAAGAAATGTTATTTAACATCAAAATTCAAATTGGTTGAATTTACCAAAGCGGAATCAAAGCCGGTTGATCGTTTAGAACTTGAAAACGATTTACCATTTTAAAAAAACGGCCAGGGTTAAAATCCTGGCCATAATTTTCACATCATGTCAATTAGTGCAATCATATCATCAATTCAACACATTATCATTGCAGATGAATTTTGTAAAGATTTTGTTCGATCACATCCGGATTCAGCCGGTGCAAATATTTTCAAATCATATTCCAAAAAGTTAAATTGGATCATTGCAGATTTTTATTCATATCCGCATTTTCCAAAGGAGATCAGGGATGGAATCAAAAATGAAATCAAATCGGATCCGTTTACCATCCCGGCAATAAATGAGAAATTGGCATTGGTAACACCACAGCACAGGGAAATGTTGGAACAAATAATTGATGCCATTTTGAAAGGTGAAAAATTCACAATAGAAATCAACAAAGATCAAATTGTTGATCCCAACAAAATGATATGAATACCATATTGTTGAAGGCAACAAAATGGTTTAAAAACTAATCAAAAAACATAATAAAAATAAAATATGAGTATTCAAGACATGATCAACAAAAAAACAGCATTAGAATGGTTTATACATGAAACAATGTACAAACCACAAAAAGAACTTTATGCAAATGAAATTGAAACAGCATTAAAAATGGAAAGTGAACAAATGGAATTGGAATATAAAAAAGGATTGAACCGAGGAAATAAAGAAGAAAATACAGAAATCAAAACAATAACGAAAATGAAACAGGAATTTGAAAAGGAACAAAAACTAAAAACAACAACAGCAAAACAGGAAGCAGAAAAGATTTTCAATAGATGTTATAATATTTTAATGATTGAAGGCGGAGAATTAAGCCAAGAATGTTTGATAACATCATTAGCAAAATCATTTGCCCATGAAATTATTTTAAACATTATTGCACAATACAATTTTAAAACACATTCAGAACAGATACATTTTTTATTTGAAGTTGATAAAAATTTGGATTCAATATGATTTGGAAATTACGTTATCAACAAGCACATCAAAAGCATTTTCAAAATGCATATCCGGAAGCCTGGAAGGATGGATTTTACACTAACCCACAAATCCCAAATGCAAAAACGGCAAATGGATTAACGAAAATCGTTAACAATTTTTTGAATTGGGAACAGCACAGATCAACCAGGATAAACGTTTCAGGCCGGTTAATTGATGGAACAGAAAAACAACCATCCGGGGTTGTGCTGCATGTTAAAAAGTGGATGCCATCAACAACCAGGAGAGGAACAGCCGACATTTCAGCAACCATCAATGGTAAAGCGGTGATGTTGGAAATCAAGGTTGGAAAGGATAAACCATCTGAATTTCAGATTGCGGAACAAATCCGAGAACGAAGGGCCGGGGGAATTTATGAATTCATCACATCACCGGAACAATTCTTTGTTTTATATGATTTTATCCTAAAAATGGATAAATGAAATACATTTTTAAATTCATCAAATGCCGAGCATGCAAACATTATTTCACCATAACAACAACAAATCATGCAATAATTTGCCCAACATGTAAGGCAGTAAATTAAAAAAATAAATATGTCAAAAGAAAAAAAAATTATAGAAACAATCGTTTTTGAGAATGTAGAATGGGTTTTCCAATTTGATGATGATGAACCAATATTGTTAGCAAAACCATTAGAAGATACTAAAAAGTTAGTTATTGAAATTAACAACACCAGTACATCAAACATTTGCTTTTACGATGGTAATGGTAGAACATTTAAAATATTTGCAAGAAAAAAAATTTAAATTATTAATTATGTATGGTAAAAAATGGACAGATCAGGACATAAAATATTTAAAAATGAATTTTGCCAACACATACACAAAAGATATTTGTGCCGCATTAAATAAATCATACACACAAGTTGCCGGCAAATCCTATGCATTGAGATTAAAGAAATCACCGGAATTTTTAAAAATGGAATTGGGTAAACAGGCGGAACGTCTGAAAACAGATGGGGCATCATACAGATTCAAAAAGGGCAGCACACCACCAAACAAAGGCAAACCAATGCCGGAAGAACTTTACAAACGATTTGCAGCCACCATGTACCAAAAAGGACATGAGCCGCATAATCTTCAACATGAAGGGGCAGAACGGATAACAAAAGATGGTTACATACAAATCAGGATTAGTAAAAATGTTTACAAATTAAAACACCGGGTTGTTTATGAGCAACACCATGGCCCAATTCCGGATGATATGAAAATTAGGTTTAAGGATGGCAACAGATTAAACGTAAACATTGAAAACCTGGAATTGGTAAGTAATGGGGAAAACATGGCGAAAAATACCATCATGAGATTTCCAAAGGAAGTAAGGCAGACAATCAGAATTTTAAACAAAATAAAAAAAGTAATTAATGAAAAACAAGATTGAAGATTTACGGAATCATTTATTTGCAACCATGGAATCATTGATGGATCCCGACAATCCCATGGAAATCAACAGGGCCAAAGCCATTGCAGATGTTGCCCAGGTGATTGTTAATTCAGTTAAAATGGAAGTGGATTTCTTAAAAGCAACCGACAGAACACAGGGAACCGGATTTATTCCGGAAGATAAGCAATTGACGAAATAAATTCCTAAATTTGTATTAAATACAATTGTAGCATAATTGTAAAAACTTATTGGCCGGTTTTGGGGATCCGAGATGCTACCTTGGATCATTCCATTATCGGCCACATTTATTTGCCATGATTAAAGAAATTTACAATGATTACAAATCATTGGGTTTAACGATCATCCCTATTGAATGGGATGTTAAAAAAAAACAACCCGTTAGCCATAGGAATTGGGCAACAGAAACGGATTTTGATTTGTATTCCAAACATAATGGATTGATGATCAAAACCGAAAACAATTTCGGGGCCATTGATTTTGATTTGAAAAATACCAAAAACAAAAACCTATTTAAACAATGGATGGATATTATCACAAATGATAATCCCGACATCCTAAACAAAGTATTTATTGAAGAAACCAGGAACCAGGGATTTCATGTTTGGATTAAATATAACAATTTACCAAAAAAAATGGCCCTGGCGGATGCGGATGATGGTGCGGAAGTAATTGCATTGTATTGCAATGGCCCATTGGTTTATACTTATCCAACACCAGGTTACACAGAATTTTACCAATCCATGTTGGATGTTGAGGATTTAAATGATGATGATTTCAACTACTTATTATCAATTTCGCAATACTTTAACGAATACAAACCGGCATACGATCCCACAAAAAAAGCCATCAATTATCCGAAAGGATATGAAAACGAATTGATTGATTATGATAAAAATATTTCCGATGATGCATTTGATAACATTTTAAATGCCATCGGAATTGAATTAATCACCGATTTCAAATATTCCAAAAAGGATAAATTTCATGCATACAAACGGAACGGATCAACATCGAATGCCATTTCCGCAAAAGTTTATTATCAATCACGAAGGGTTTTATTATTTTCGGCATCGTTGCACAATTTCCCAAATTGGCACAACAAACATGAATATCCTGTTTGGAGTTTATCACCATCGTTTATTTTATTCTATCATTTAAAACGATCATGGGAAAATGTTTTTGATCACATCGGAATAAAAAAGCAATCCGGCCTGGCATTTCCATTTGATATTTTCCCGGAAGCAATAAAGGAATCAATTTTTGAGGTGGCAAAGGAACGATCAATGTCCCCGGAATTCCTTGCCACAGCCGGAATTTGGGCCGTTAGTTCATTAGCCGGTGCATCGTATGAATCCGAAATTGGATCCGCAAAAAACATCCTTTATTGTTTCCTAATTGCACCAATGAGTGTTGGAAAATCACCGGCCCAGGAAGTAATGGCACAAAACCCAATGAAACGGATTTTGGAACAATCGGATAGAGATTACGCAACCGATCTTAAATTATGGGAAGGCCGCAAAGCAAAGGCACAGATTGACAAAAAACCATTTTTTGAATCCAGGCCCAAACGATTCATCCCAATTGTTAAAGATGGAACAATTGAAGGTTACATTTCATTATGTATGGATCAAAAAACCGGAATCGGAATATACATTGATGAGGCGGAAGATATTTTAAATGCCGGTGCATACAAATCCAACAACAATACCATATCATTTTTAACACAGGCATTCGGCGGCGGAAGATTTGTTCAATCCAGGGCCAACAGAGAAAACGAAAGGATTGTGAAAAATCTAAACATCAACCTATTGATGGGAACACAAACGGAAAGGATCCAAAACATTTTCCCAATGGATCGCATCACATCCGGATTTGCATCCAGGTTTTTGATGTGCGAATCAGATTACAAATTATTAAACATTGAAGCCGATCCATTCAGCCGATCCAGGGAAATTTGCCAGGATTGGACAGATATTTTAAGTCAGGTTTACAACAATGCCAAAAAATACAATGAAACTGAAAATGAACCGATAAAAATCAATCTTACCAATGAGGCGAGGGAAACATATAGAATCATTTACAAAGCCGATTTAGTGGCAGCAAATCAACGAATTGAAAACAGGGTTGAAGGTTACATCCTGGGAACACATGCCAAAATGAGTAATTACATGGGCCGGTTAACACAAATCGTAGCAATCCTTAACAATCCATGCAATCCAATCATAACAAAAGAAATTGTGATTTTATCACAAAAATTGTACAAATACTATTCAGAAACCACATTAAAGATTATTTCCCGATTACATACATCCAATGAAACCGGTTTACCGGAAAAATTGGAGAACCTTTACAATGCCTTGCCTGATCAATTCAACCGAAAAGAGGCGGCGGAAATTTGTAAAAAAATCAATTTATCCGAAAGGAAATTTGATTCATCCATGAGAACCAAAGATTTTTCATCATTATTTGTTAAAATTTCCCAAGGGGTTTATCAGAAACGGATTTAATCAATTACACATCAACCCGGTTTATCCGGGTTTTTTTATGTGATTTACACACGTTTACACGTCAACGTGTACGATGAAACCCAATACAGGACAGCGTTTACACGTTTACACGTGTACGTATAGATATTATAATAATATATTATTATTATAAAGAGATACATATAAATATAGAAAATGAAAATTTTTGTGTAAACGTGTAAATCGTGTAAATGCCCAACCACATTGAGTTTCAGCCGTACACACTTTACACATAATGTGTATTTACACGTTTTGAAAAAACATTGTAACTTTGATTCATGGAAAGGAAAAATCAAATTATTGATGAACTTTACAGATCAAAGGAACTAAATGAATGTGTTAAAAAATACATCAAACCGGTTGAAATACAAAATGACATCATCCAGGTAACATTTCTTGAACTACTTGAAAAGCCGGATGAATTCATAATTGATCTTTACACCAGGAACAAATTGAAACAATATGTGATAAACATGATGTACAATCAACTAAAATGGCAAAGATCATCCTATAAAAAAACCCTTCAAAAAGAATTATCCGTATTCGAATTCATAGACATCCCGGAAGAAATTGCACCTGAAAAAATAATTATACCTTTGCACAAATTAAATTGGTATGATGCAAAAATGTTGGAACTTTATGCAGAACACAAATCATACAGGAAAATAGAGGCAGAAACAGGGATTGAATACAGCGGCATTTGCAAAACCATTCAAAAAGTAAGAAAAGAAATAATAAAACATATCGAAAATGAAAATTGAAGATTTTAATTACCTATTCGAAAGAGTTAACCTGGGCATTGATGCACATCCATCACAAAGGGAATTGGAACAATTACACACATGGGCCACATCCATTTCACCCAATGGGGATTTTTCATACAGAGGATGTCAATCATGCGTTAACTACATGGTGAAATTCGTATTTGATAACCAAAGCCAAATAAATGCAAAAGCAAATAAAACCAAAGCCGAAAACAAAGCCGAAAACAAATAAACAACCGGTTGGAAGGCCCAAACAAATAGAATCACCGGAAATGATGTTTGAATTGTTTTTGGAATACAAAGCAAAAGTTAAATCAAATCCGTTTTATGTTCGAGATTGGGTTGGTGGAATGGCACAGCAAGTTGAAAGGCCAAAAGAAAAACCTTTAACATACGAAGGATTTTCCAATTATGTTTTTTCATTGGGGATCTTAAAAGATACGGATGATTATTTTGGCAACACCGGGGGGGCATACGAAAAATTTTCGGATGTCTGTTCACGTATAAAGCGAACAATCCGGGAAGATCAGATAGCCGGGGGCATGGCCGGAATTTACAATCCGAGCATAACACAGAGATTGAACAACCTGGTGGAGAAAACCCAAACGGATTTGAAAGTTGAACAACCTTTGTTTCCTGATTAAAAATAATTAAAACCAACAACATGAGTGATTTTTTTGAAAGATTAGAAATTGAACGCAATGAATTGCATCAAAAGATTCAGAATTTAGAAGATTTTTTATTTACGGATGAATATCAAAAATTGGATGGACATCAACAAGCATTGTTGGAAATTCAAGAAAATGCAATGGTAACATATTTATCATGTTTAAATAATCGGATTAGATTAATCGAACGTTTTTAATAAACAATATGTTTAAAGGTTGGACAATTACAGAAAAATTAATTTTTGCATTTCGTTTTTTCCTTGGTTTATTTTGTTGGTTTATTTTGATCAAACTATTAATAAAATTATTCATTTATGTTTATTAGAACAACAGCGGTAAATAAAATTAAGAATCTTAAAAAGTTTTGTAGAGGAGTCCAGGGCGGCTCTTCTGCTTATTAATCCCCTGATTAGTAATATTCAGGGGATACAATAAGCCGGCAAAACATACGCAATCATCCCAATTTTAATTGATATTGCAACAAAATTTCCAAATTCAGAAATTTCCATTGTGGCGGAATCCATACCACATTTGAAAAGGGGGGCCATGAAAGATTTTCGAAAGATCATGATTGATACCGGCCGGTGGTTTTCAGATAGGTTCAATCAAACAGATTTCAAATATAACTTTGCCAATGGATCACAGATTGAATTTTTTTCCGCAGATAATGATTCCAAATTAAGAGGGGCCAGGAGAGATTGGTTATACATGAATGAGGCAAACAACATGAATTTTCATTCATACACCGAACTTGCATCCAGGACAAAAAAGGGGGTTTACCTGGATTGGAACCCAACAAATCCGTTTTGGTTTCATGATGAATTGATGAATGATAACGATGTTGATTTCCTGATCATTAATTACACCGATAACGAAGCATGCCCGGCGGAATCATTGAATTTCATCAACAAAGCAAAAGCAAAGGCGGAACAGGGATCATCATTTTGGGCCAATTGGTTCAAAGTTTATGGCCTGGGGGAAATAGGATCATTGGAAGGGGTTATTTTTAACAATTGGGAACAATGCGACATGATTCCGGATGATGCCGAATTCATCAGTTATGGTTTAGATTGGGGATTTTCCGCAGATCCAACAGCATTGGTAGGGGTTTATCGTTTTGATGATAAAATTTACATTGATGAAATGTTGTATCAAACCAAATTGACAAATTCAGACATCATCCAACATTTGAAGCAGAAAAATGTAAATGTGAATGAATGCATTGTTGCGGATTCAGCCGAACCAAAATCAATAATGGATTTATCATTAGCCGGGTTTTATGTTGAGGCAGCCAGGAAAGGGCCGGATTCCATAAAGAATTCAATTGATAGGTTACAACAATATGACATGAGAATCACCAGGGGCAGCCTAAATTTGATCAAAGAGATTAGGCAATACAAATGGGCAAAGGATAAGACAGGGAAGGCAATTAACGCACCGGAAGATGTGCTTAATCATGCGATTGATGCCATCCGTTATGTTGCACTAAACAAATTATCACAATATGAAAATAATGGATCATATTCATTTGCAAATGATTGGTAAATTGTTGTTGGTTTAACATTTGGTTATGATGGGCCGGGATTTCTATCCTGGCCATTTTTTTTACAACAATTCATAAATTCGTGATACAATTAATGTGAAACTTTATCAATATCAAAGATTAGCCGGTTTTTATGATCCTGAAAATGATGAAATCCAAATGATTTCATTGTTAATATGTGATTATTTTGGATTGGAATTGAATGATATTTATTCAATGGATGCCAAAAAGTTCATCAGGTACACAAAAAAGATAATTAAAATCTTCAACCAGGTTAATAAAAAACCATTTTGGGTGCGGATGAAATTCCAAACAGATGCAAAGAAAATCACCCTGGGGCAATTTATAGAGGTTCAACATTTTTTGAAGGATGGGCAATCGGAATCATTGCATTTGGTAGGGGCATCAATTTGGGATGATAAACGTGATCATGTGCATAAATCCGAATTGATTTCCAACATGCCGGCAAATTATGTTTTAAATGATATTATGAAATTCATCAATTCATTTAACGATTTGATTAATTCATACAAAGGATTATTTGAAATCCAGGATGAAACGGAAAGTGATGATGATGATGAAATTAAAACCTATGAGGAACCACATGAATTCATTTCCAAATTCGGATGGTTTTTTTCTGCAAAGCAGATCGCAGAACATGAAGGCATAAAATTGGAAGATGCATACAATTTGCCCATCATCCAGGCATTGAATGATTTGGCATATTTAAAAAGTGAACAGAGTTATAAAAACAAAAAAAATAAATAGGTGGCAGCATCAGCGAAATTAGTTCATGAGGTATTGCAATCATCAGATTTGGAATTGGCGGAATACGATTCGGCCAATTTATCAAAAGTTGATTTGAGTGATATTAAAGATACAATTGTTCACCTGGGGGCAAAGTACATTGATTTTATCACCGAGGAAATTATTAACCAGGATTTGAAATCATCCGGTGATTTGGAACGATCATTGCAATTAACGGAATTGAGTGAAACCGGTGGGGTTTATTCCGTTGGAATTAAGGCGGCGGAATATGCATCATATTTGGATGAAGGGGTAAACGGATGGAAGGTTAACAGGGGATCACGTTTTCAATTCAAAACAAAGGGAACACGTGAAGGATCACCAATGTTCATGTCATTGAAACAATATGTGAACAGAGAGGGATTAAGTGCTAGGAATGTAAAGGTGGGAATTTCATCCAGGGAACGCAGAGGCATGAAATTGCAGAACGTAGAAACAAAACAGATCCTGGCATTGGCAGCAACAATAAAAAGACAAGGTATAAAACCCAAGAGATTTTGGACAAATGCAACCGAAGATTTTACAAAATATGCAGAAACGGAATTGGGGGTTGCACTAAAAATTGACATCATAAATAATTTAACAACATGACATTTGAAAGTACACCGGCGGCATATTCATCAGTAAATGATTTCCTTGTTTATGTTGCCTATGATGCACATGCCGCAGATCCGGCAACATATCCAAATTATAAATATGTTGGGGAAATTTGGATTAATGGCACCCAGGTATTCACAGGCAAATATTTTCCAAATCCTGTCAGCAATCGGGGCATCATGGATTTTGGATCAGTTATCCGGGAATATGTTACAGCAACATTTGCACCATCATCAAATGTTATCAATGCCCAGGAATTGGGCCAGGGTAGTTGGCAATTATCAATTGTGATAAAGATCCGGGAAGAATATTCCGGATCCGTTGGGGCCGTTGTGTTAACCGATTCAGCCAGGATTTATTTCAATCATTTTAACGGAAGGATTTCCAATTTCACCATTTTGGCGAATTACAATGATGATGTTTTATCCGATCGTGTTTCACCAATCACATTGACATTTGGAACAAATTTTTATTTCATCCCATATTTTGCGGAAGCATCATCAACATACAATGTTGTAATTACCGGCGGAACATCAACCAGGACAAAAGTCATCACACCATCCGCAGTAAATACAATGCAGATGATAAACATTTCACCAGGGGCCATAAATGCGGAATATGCCGGGAATTTCACAGCATCAACCGAAAGTTATTCAGTTCAAATTGGTTCAAAAACTTATGTTGTAAATATTGTATGTAATGGCATGTACCAAAATTACATGATGCATTTTATGAATCAATGGGGTGGATTTGAATCGTTTTTGTTCAATAAGGTAAGTAAAAAAACAATTGAGGTGGAACGCAAATCCTGGAATCAATTGCCATACAGGGTAAACGGATCAGGGATTGTTTCTGTTAAAACCGGAAATGTGATGCACAAACAAAAAACACAATTTGCCGGAAGGTTTAAAGAAAAATTAAGGTTGAATTCGGATTGGGTAACGGATGCGGATTATGAATTTTTACAGCAATTGATTACATCAGCGGATGTTTTTGTTGAGGATGCCGGCACATTTTATCCGGTGATGATTACGAATAATAACTATGATCGGAAAATTCATTTAGTGGATGGATTGATTAATTTTACCATTGATGTTGAATTTGCAACAACCTATAAAACCCAATTTGCATGATTGAATTATTTGTTGAAGGTTATCAGGTTGATATTAATCAGGGGTTTTCAACCATGTTGACATTGTCAATTGATGATGTAAGGGATTTTGGTGCAAAGAATTCAACGTTTTCAAAAACGATCATATTGCCAGGAACGAAAAACAATAATGTTATTTTCGGCAATATCTTCAACATCAACCAAAGCAATGAATACAACCCGGCATTAAAAAACGTAAACATCAATTTCAATGCATCCGTTTCAGCAAAGGCCGTAATATTTGCCGACAACATGCAGATTTTTAAAGGGATATTCCGGGTGATGGAAATCATCGTTGATGATGGATTCATTGAATATGAGGCCGCAGTATTTGGAGAAATGGCCGGTTTTGTAACTGCATTGGCAAACAAAAAGATTGAGGAATTGGATTTTTCAACGTACAATTTAACGTACAATTATACCAACATAGTTAATTCATGGAATTCAATTACAGGATCAGGGGTTTATTTTCCTTTGATTGATTATGGTGCAACATCATCGAACAAAGTTGATTTTGATTTTAGGACATTCAAACCGGCATTGTATGTTAAAGAATATTTGGAAAAAATCATTAGTGCATCCGGTTACACCTGGGATTTTCCAATATTATCATCCGCATTGTTTGCAACATTGCATGTTCCAAATAATCAAATTGGGTTATTTACCACAGCATCCGCAACAGCATTTGATGCAGATGCAACAGCGGCAACATATTCATCCATTTCAAATGCCAGGTACACAATCACAACCCTGGGATCATTCACAGCATCAATCAATAATGATGTGTTTACCTTTACACCGGCAACATCATTAAACACAAATATTTATTGTTTCTATTCAGGGCAAATAAATTCAGTTACATCAGCACCCACATCAGTAACATTTTATTTAAAAAAGAATGCAACAATTTTATCCCAGGTAACAATTTCGGTTCCATCGGTGCCCAGGCCATTTGGGGTGAACTTATCCGTAAACAATGTAACATTTAACACATCAGATCAAATTAAATTGGAAATCCAATCCAATGTTGTGCAAATTCAACAATATGGTGGGGCATTTACCATCACAGCCACAACACCGGCCCGGATCCCGGTAAGTTATGGAGATACGATAAACGTAAATGATACGATTCCAAAGGGTATTTTTCAAAAGGAATTTTTTTCATCCATTTGCAAAATGTTCAATCTTTATGTTTTTGAAGATTATGAAACGGATAAAAAAATTAAGGTTGTTCCATTTGTTGATTTTTATGCAGATGCCACAGCAATTGATTGGAGTAATAAAATTGACAGATCAAAGCCAATGAAGATGAAACCCATGGCGGAATTAAATGCCAGGTATTATCAATACAAGTTCAAAACGGATAATGATTTTTATTCGGAGAATTACAGGAAGAAATTTAACCTGGGATATGGTGATTTTAACTATGATTCCGAATATGAATTTTCAAAAGATATTATTTCCGTTGAATTGATCTTTGCCCAATCGGTTTTGTACCAAAAAACCGGAACGGATAAAATTTATCCGGCAATATACAAGTTATCCAACAATAACACAACCGAGGATCAAATAGATTCCATCATTAGGATCATGCAAGCCAAAAAGATAACCGGGGTAACATCATGGGATTTAAAGAATGGCGGCACAACATTGGTTTCATCAACAGATTACGGATATTCCGGCCATTTGGATTCACCATCATCAGCGGTTTTTGATTTGAACTTTGCGGCACCATCGGAATTGATCCCAACATTTACCGGGGTTTATCCATCAAGTAATTTATTCAACACGTATTGGGCCGCATACCTGGCAGAGATTACCGATAAGGATTCCAGGTTGTTAACATGCACCATGAAATTAGATTACAAGGATATTTATAAAATTGATTTCAGTAAGTTGATTTGGATTGATGGTGGATTGTATCGGATAAATAAAATTATTGATTTCAATGCCACAAATGAAGATACATGTACAATTGAATTATTAAAGATCATCAATAGAATTTATTAAAATGGCAGACATAAACGTAAAAGCGAAATTATCGGTTGATACAGCGGATGCAGAGAAGGAAATAAACAAGGCCCAAAAGGGAATTAAAAAAGCCGGTGAGGAAATAGATAAAACAGCGGAAGCAGCAAAAAAAGGCGGCGGGGCATTTGCATCATTGGGAACAGCATTGAAGGGCCTGGGGGTTTTAACATTGATTGAAGCAGCATTTGGATTGTTCAAAGAAACATTGGGCAAAAATCAAAAGGTTGCGGATGCCATGAGTACGGCCATGAATTTTTTGAGCATTGCATTTAATGATTTGTTTACATATTTGAGTAAAAACATTGGCAATGTTATCGGATATTTTAAATCAATATTTGAAAATCCGGTTGAATCATTAAAGAATTTCGGGGATGCCATCCAGGATAATTTGATTGAAAGATTCAATTCATTTTTGGAAACAATCGGGTACCTGGGAACAGCATTAAAGCAATTGTTCACCGGTGATTTTAAAGGTGCCATTGATTCGGTAAAGGAAGCCGGCAAAGAAATGTTGGATGTAATGACAGGGGTGGATGATACGGCCGGGATCATTGTTGATGCAACCACAGCCATTGTAAACTATGCGACAGCCACATACAATGCGGCGGATGCACAAACAAAATTGCAAAATACGGCAAAATTATCAGCGGCACAATTACAGGGTTTAGTTGAGAAATACGATCGTTTAGCAGAACAGCAAAGGCAGATCCGAGATGATGAAACCAATTCAATTGATGTAAGGATTGCGGCGAATAATAAATTAGGTGAAGTATTAAAACAGCAACAACAGGCAATGTTGGCCCTGGCAAATCAAAAAATTGCATCCGCACAAAATGATTTGAATTTAAACAAAGGGAATATTGATTTACAGGTTGCATTAACACAGGCATTGAATGAAAGACAAGGAGTATTGGCACAGATCACCGGCCTTGAATCCGAACAGAAAATTAATGCGGTGGCATTGGCAAAAGAACAGATTGCAATGGCCCAGGCGGTGATGGAATCGGATAACCAAATTGCATTGGAACGCAAAAAAGCCGGGGCAGAAATCATAAATGATGAATACACAAAATTACAAGCATTAAAGGCCATCAGGGATGAGGAAAGGCAAGTTGAATTGGAGAGGTTACAGGAAAACATAAATAATACAAAGTTAGGAACCCAGGCCCGAATTGATGCACAGATTGCCTACAATGAAAAAAAGGCGGCATTAGATATTGAGGACATGCAATACACCAAACAAATTGCAGATCTTAACAAACAGGCCATTTTGGATGATCAGGCCTTGATGGATGCAAAGATTGCAAATCAATTCCAATTTGTTCAAGTAGTTGGGGGTGCATTGGGGCAAATTTCCCAATTGTTTGAACAGGGATCAGCGGCGAGCAAAACAGCGGCATTGGCGGAAATTATTGTAAACACCGGATTGGGATTCATGCAAGGTTTAGTTATTGCACAAAAGGGGGCAAATGCAACAGGGCCGGCGGCACCATTTGCATTTCCTATTTTTTACGCATCACAAATCGGGGCAGTATTAGCAGCGGCAAACAAAGCCAGGGGAATATTAACCCAGGTTAAAGGGGGAACCGGTGGCGGCGGTGCGACATCGGCACCATCAATACCAACATCATCACCATTAATGCCGGCATCAGCACAAACAACATTGGATTCCGCATCAATACAAGGGATCGGGAATGCGGCGGCCGGGGGCATAAATAGGGCATACGTTGTATTAAGTGATATTAATTCAAACGAGGAAAGACAATCAAGATTGCAAAGGTTGGCAAGATTAGGATAAAAAATAAAAATAAAAATATGAAAGTAAAATTACCGGTTTATGAAATGTTGATTGATGATGAATTATCATCAGATTTGGAAATAGATTTCATCGCATTAGTGGATTCTCCGGCCATAAAGCGGCCATTTTTGAAATTCAATGATGAATTCATAGCACCATCAAAGGGGCAAAATAAAGAATCATTTTTGCCTAAATGTATTTCCTATGTAATTAATGAGGGCAAAGATAATGATCAGGCGGTTGCAATATGCAATTCTATTTGGGAACAACATTTTGCGGATGAATCATATTCAGATTATCCGGATGCAGTCAAAAACAATGCACAATCCGCATTAGATTGGGCCAATAAAAACGGATGGGGATCGTGCGGAACCGAGGTGGGAAAAATTCGTGCTAACACCCTTTCAAAAGGTGATCCCATCAGTTTAGATACGATTAAACGGATGTATTCATATTTATCCAGGCATGAAGTGGATTTGGAAACATCCAAAAGTTATGCGGATGGATGCGGAAAATTAATGTATGATTCCTGGGGGGGGAAATCCGCATTGAGTTGGGCAGAAACAAAAATCAAACAAATCGAACGGAAATCATTTGCAATACAGAATGAAGAACAGCGTATCATTTCCGGCCCATTGATGATTCCAAATCAAAAAATATACAGATACGAAAAGGAAACCGGAACGGAATATGAGGTTTATTTTTCACCGGAAACAATTAAAAAGATTGCCATCAAATATGCAAAACGTGGATTTCAAAAGAATGTAAACATCATGCACAATCCGGATATGGTGGCATCAGGAGTTACATTATTTGAAATATTCCAATCGGATAAATCCAGGGGAATAAAGCCAATGCAAGGTTTTGAAGATTTACCGGATGGAACATTGTTTGGATCAATGTACGTTGAAAATGATGTTGCCTGGGATATGGTAAAGAATGACATTGTGAAGGGATTTTCCGTTGAAGGCAATTTTGGAATGAAATTAAAATCAAAATATCAAATACAATTTGAAAAGATAGTGGAGATTTTAAATAGTGTTAAATAAAAAATTGTTTTTATAAATTCAACATTGTTTAAAAAAATGATACAATCAATTAAATATTATATTATGAGCACAAAGGAAGCAATAGAAAAAATAAAAAATATGTTGTTCAACGATTACGCACCAGGAGTTGAATTACCAAAAGTTGAACCGGTGAAAATGGTTGAAGTGAAAACAAAAGATGGGGTGATTTTGGAAGTGGATAAACTTGAAGTTGGTGGATCAGTTTTGTTAAATGGGGCACCGGTTGCGGATGGTGATTATGAGGCGGAAGATGGAACGAAAATGAAAGTTGTTAGCGGATTGATCACCGAGATTCAGGCAGCGGAAGAACCTGCAAAGGTTGAAATTGAAGTTGAAGCCATGAAGAAATTGCCTGGGATGTTTTCAGCAATTAATGCAGATTTTGCAGCGACAAAAAATGAAATTGCAGATCTTAAAAAAACCATTGCAACACAAAAAGAATCATTGAAGCAAATGTTTTCATTGGTTGAAAAGATTGCACAAAGCAGCATTGAAAGGCCAATTGAAAAAGTGAAATCATTTGATGAATTATCACCATTGGAAAAATTCAGAGCACAAAAATAACATTATGTTGAAAATAAAAGATGATGTTGTTTTATATCCATACGGCAAAGCATGCAATGGATTTGACAGCAAAAGCGAATTAAGCCAGGAAATTTTGGAACATTTACAATCAAGATTTCCGGATGACATTGAAGAAATTAAAGAAGCAAAACAATCAATAAAAAAATAAAAATTTAGGCCATGGGATTGAGTTTAACGATAAGCGACATAAGGGGTAAAGCATACGAACCTATTTTAGAGGAATTGTTATTTGAGAACAAAACAATTTCCGAAGCATTAGTTTCATTTGAAGGTGATGTAAAGAATGAAAGTATTTTTACCGAGAACACAAATGCAGTTTCAATGCAAGCATTTGCATCAGGTGCACCAACATCAGGTGGTACATTTACTTTGGTTGATACCATTGTTACACCAACCAAAGTGATGTTTTATAATGAATTTGATCCAAATGCATTAAGACCATCAAGATTCAAAAGATCAATGAGGCCTGGGGCATGGGAAATCGCATCAACAGAATTCGAAAGGGTTGTATTGGCAACATACGGCAAGGAAGTTTCTTTGGATGCGGAATCAAAGTGGTGGACAGGAATCACATCAGCAACAAAAACAGCAATTGCCGCATTAACACCAGGAACCGGCCAAACTGCAGTTGGTGCAGCCGAACAAACATGGGCAGCGGCACAAACAGCGACATTGTTTGATGGGGTTGTTGCAAAGATGATTTACAACAATGGTGCATTAGGAACCAGGGTGAAAGTGGCAGGCACAACAATCAGCAGCACCAACATAAATGCAGAATATGCAAAAGCATACGCAGCATTGCCGGCCGTTGTTTTAGCACAAACCCAAAAGCCGTTTATTTATGCACCATACAGCCACAAACAATTGATTAACATTTTTAATGTTAGTGCAACATATCGTGATTTGTTTGCGGTTGATATCAATGCCGATAAGTATTTTTACAATGGAATCGAAATCAAATTTGTTCCTTTACCTGAAAATACAATGATCGTTGCATTGCCTTCAAATTTGATTTGGGCAACAGATTTGGTTTCTGATCTTAACAAAATGGAGATCAACAAAATTGCAAACAATCGTGAAGATATGTTCGTAAAGCACATTTTCACAATTGCCGCACACGTTGCAAGACAAAGCACAAACGTTTTATACTTAGGTTAATTGATTACAGGGCCGGTAAATTAACCGGCCCTAATTTTAATTCAAGTATTGAACATATTATAAAAATTTTTAATATACAGGTATGCCATGTGTTTTGACGACCGGATACAACCTTGATTGTCGCCTAAGTTATGGGGGAATAAAGGACATTTATTTGATAGAATTTGAAAATGTTACAACAATTACGGAATCGGCCGGAGTTATTTCGGTGATCACCAAGGTTGCATCAAAAACATTTAAGAAATACAACCTGATCGCACATACAGCGGAAGGGGATGAGGCATTGACAGCATCCAGGGAAATGGGCACATTGTCAAACAAACAAACCATCAAGTTTCCAATAAACAAAATGACCACAGCCGTAAGGAATGAATTATTTTTGTTGGCACAGAACAGATTGATTTTTGTTTATACAGATGAGAATGGCACAAGTTGGATGTATGGCAGAGATTATGGATTGACATTGACCACATCAGCCAACAAAACCGGAAAGGTTTTAGCAGATCGCAATGGCTATGAATTGGTTTTTGAAGGTGATGAAAAGAATTTGGCCTATGAAGTGAATTCGACAGCATTGGCAACATTGTTGACATAAATATTTTCATGTTGATATTAATTTTAGGGCCGGAATCATATCCGGCCTTTTTTTTTAATCAACAATGTGATGTTATTTGATACAATTAATGATGATCATTTACACGAAAGGAACACAATCGGAAACAATCGTAACATTAACGGAATCAACCACATTGGTTAATCCTTATTATTTATTTGTTTTTACGAATGTTGCAACAAAAGTGATCATCAAAAAAATTGTAAATTCCGCAGATGATACAAATCAATTTCCGGAAAGGGCCAACATTTACAATTTCAACACGATAACATTATTTTCAACAGCACAGCCAGGGCAATATTCATACGATGTTTACGAACAGGCATCATCATCAAATTTAGATCCAACAGGGTTGAATTTGGTTGAGTGCGGAAAGATGAATTTATTGCCGGCCACAAATTTAACACAAAACGGATATGAACCGGAAACAACATACAAAGGTTACGGAGGTTAGTACAACAACCGGGGAAATATTGCAAGTGCATTCAGAATCATTTGCAGATTCAACGATCCCGGTAATGACGGAAAGACGGGGTTATGATTACATCCCATTTGGTGATCGTAATGATTATCCTAATTATTTGTTATGGTTATACAATAAGAGTGCAAAGCATAACGCAATTATTACCGGTAAATGTGTTTACATCCTGGGGAATGGATTGAAAAGTGATAATGAACAGGGTGAACAATTTTTGTTGAAGGCAAATGAAAATCAATCATGGGATCAGTTAATTAAATTGATGTGTTTGGACATTGAAAATTTCGGTGGGGTTTATTTGCAATGCATCCCGAAATTAGCCGGTGGATATAATTATTATCATGTAGCATACGAAAGGTTGAGAACCAATGAGGACAACACATGTTTTTACTACAAAAAAGAATGGAAAAATAATTTACAAAAGGCAGAGAAAGAATATCCGGCATTTAGGCCAGGGATAACAACCACATCAATATTTTTTTATAAGGAATACAGATGCGGAAAAAATCCCTATCCATTGCCAACATTTATTCCGGCATGTAATTGGATCGAATCGGATATTGAAGTTTCCAGGCATACATTGACAAATGCAAAAACCGGATTTTCTGCATCAAAATTTATCAATTTTTACAATGGTGAACCATCCGAGGAAAAAAAGGCTAGGATCACCAGGGGTTTAGAAAATCAGGCAACAGGGGCAGAGGGTAAAAAATTGTTGATTGCATTCAATAACGCAACATCCGCAAAGCCAACAATTGATGACCTGGGGCAAAGTGATTTAACAAAGGAGAATTTTCAACAGATTGATTCATTGATTACATCCAACATAATCACAGGGCACAATGTAACATCCGGATTGTTATTCGCCATCCAGGAACCCGGAAAATTGGGAAATTCATCGGAGTTAAAAACAGCATTTGAGATATTCAAAAACACCTACATCAACAATAAGCAGAAACACATTGAAGAAATTGTTTCTTATTTTTCAGAGGTTGCCGGGGTTATTGCAGAATATAAATTAAAAGATGTTGAACCGGTGGGCATGGATTTGGATCCTGTTCAATTCAAAGAATTGTTACCTAAAAAATGGATCCTTGAAAAGTTCGGCATTGATCCCAATTTATACCTGGATGAAATCAATCCAGGATCAACAGAACCAATTGCATTGGGAAATGAAGCATTGGTTAACATCAGCGGCAGACAGCAACAGAACCTATTGAGAATCGTTAGATTATTTAGCCAGGGTAAATTGACAAAGGGCCAGGCATCAATTCAATTGGCGGCCTATGGATTCACAGGGAATCAAATTAATCAATACCTGGGATTAGATGAAAACCCAATCACCAATGATCAGCAATTTGAAACAGATGAATTGGAATTCATTGCAGAAATGTTTGAGGATTACGGAGAACCCAGGGAAAATTTCACGATCTTAAAAACAACACCATACACCGGCGAGGATGATAATAATTTTTCATTCATGTATGAAGCATTTGCAGATTACACCGAAAGGGAAGCAAAGATTTTGGAATTGTTAAAGGCCCAACCGGATTTATCAAATGCACAAATTGCCGAGGCCTTGAAATACCAATTGAATGTTGTTGATGACATCGTTGGAAAATTAGTTGGGCAAAAAATTATTGTTGCGGAAATTGTCAAAGGGAATACCATCCGGAAAATAACGGAAAGATTGCCCAAAAAACAATTACCTGAAATCATCACAACATACACATACGAAAAAAGGGATGATGTGCCAGGTGATACGTTACTTAAAACATCCAGGCCATTTTGTGTAAGGATGGTAAATATTTCAAAACAGCGGATGTTTAGCATCACCGACATTCAAAAGTTATCCGAGAGATTGGGATATTCAGTATTCAAAAGGGCCGGCGGATTTTGGAACAATAACGGAACGATTGAATGGCATTGCAGACATCAATGGAAAAAGCATATTGTAATAAAAAACAAATAAAGAAATGGCGGTTGTAACATATTTAATTTTACCATCAGTTTTAAAAGAGAGAATGAGTATTCACGATAATGTGGATGATAAGTTGATTTATCCTGAAATCAAGGCGGTTCAAGATATGTTCATCATGCCATTGTTAGGATCAACATTATTCAACAAAATATTAACCGATATCAACAACAACACATTAACAGGCAATTATAAAATATTGGTGGATGATTATATTATAATGTGTATTTGCAATTATGTAATGAGTGAATTGCCGGAAGGGTTGAATTACCAATTTTGGAACAAAGGATTAAGCCAAAAGGTTGTTGATAACGCAACCCAACCGACCATGTCTGAAATGTATTCCATCGTTGCAAAATACAAATCAAGGGCAGAATATTACGCAAAGAGGGCCCGAATGTATTTGGTACAAAATGGTAATGCCATGTTCCCGGAATACAGAACATTTGTTGCCGGGGTTGATGTTGTATATCCTGACTATACAGATTATTCATCACCAATTTACCTGGGGGATGTTTCATCGGTGCCGCCGGATGATTATTCATTGAAAAACAGGCCGCCGGCCGGGTACAATTCGAACGATCCTTATTATATTTGATATGCCAAAAGCAACATCCAAAAAAAATGAGAATAAATTAAAAATTTATTTGATTCAACAGACAAAGAAAAATGACATTAAAGCAAATAATCACCAGGTTAGAACAATTAGCACTATCACAAAAACAAATTAAAACTTTTTTTGTTGGTGGGGCAGATGAGTTTTTGGATGATGCGGATGTTGTTTATCCGGCATGCTTTTGTGAATTAAAGCCGGATCATAATGTTTCATTAGAAAATAGAATTGCCAATTTCAATTTCACAATATACTTTTTTGATTTGTTGGATATTGCCAACAATTCATTGAAAAACCGGTATGAAATAATTTCGGATATGTCATCCATTGCCCAGGATTACATTTCATTGATTTATGATCAGGATTTCAAAGATTGGGAAATCAACGAAGATTTTAATTCATCAGTTACGGAATATCAATTACAGGATCTTGTTTCCGGAATATCGTTTGACATCAGCATTGGTAAAAAATATGATGCAAATCTTTGCGAGGTTCCAACATCATTGGTATTTACAGAATATCAAAAATCCAATTTAACATTGAAACAAGTGATTACCAGGATTAAAAGCCTGGCATTATCACATAAGCAGATCAACACATTTTTTATTGGATCATTCAATGAGTTTTTGGATGGTGATGATGTAACATATCCGGCATGTTTTTGCGAATTAAATACACCAGGAGTTTTCAGCATTACCGATAGAATGGCAAAATATACATTTACATTTTATTTATTTGATTTGTTGGACATTTCAAATAATGCATTGCAAAATGAATGGGAAGTTAAATCAGATATGCATTCGGTTGCGTTGGATGTTATTTCAATGTTGAATTATGTTGGATATCAACATAGTTGGATCATTGATGATAATTATGATGTTACAATTTCTGATTATCAATTACAGGATTTGACATCCGGGGTAAGTTTTAAAGTTGAGATTGCAACACGATTTGATGCAAATCTTTGCGAGGCGGTTATATTTGAATCAGGCAATTTCTTATTATGGAATGATTCAGATAAGTTTTTAATTAATGAAGTTGACAATTTAATAATTTTTGAATAATGGCAAATAAAAAAATAAATCAGTTAGATGTAAGAACAGCGGTTGGAACAGATTTGATGTTGGTAGGTGATCCGACATCAGGGATTGCATTTAAATCAACATTAAATGATTTGCCATTGGTTCCAACATCAAGGACATTAACAATCAATGGTGTAGCATTCGATTTATCAGCAAATCGTGCATGGACAATTAGTTCAGGCATTACATCAGTAGGCTTATCAATGCCATCTGCGTTTAGCGTTGCAAATAGTCCAATAACAAGTTCTGGTACATTAGCCGTTACTGCAAACGGAACTGCTGCTCAATATATTCGTGGTGATGGGCAACTTGCTACATTACCAAGTAATTCAAGTGGTGGAAGTTCGGTTGCTTATTATTTGAATGGAAGTGTTGCTGCAAGTGTAGGTACTTATTACCAAATGAGTAAAATTGCCGTTCTTGGTGCAGGAACTGATTTTAGTAAAGCAGGAAATGGTTTAATTTCTCAATTCTTGACAGACGTTGCAGACCCTAATAGATTAGAAATACCTGCTGGTAATTGGAATTTTGAAATGTACATGAGTGCATCATCATCGGGGGGAACTCCTGCATTCTATGTTGAACTACTTAAATATAATGGGACAACATTTACATCTATTGCATCATCATCAGCAATACCTGAAGCAATTACAAGTGGGACAATAATTGATTTGTATTTAACGTCATTAGCCATTCCACAAACAACTTTACTTGCAACTGATAGACTTGCAATAAGAGTGTACATTGTCAATAGTACGGGTGGCAGGACTATAACAATGCACACCGAAAATTCACATTTATGTGAAATCATCACAAATTTTGCAGGAGGTATCGCTGCATTGAATGGACTAACTGCAAATACACAATATTTAGCAACGGGTACAAGTGGAACTGACTTTGCGATAAGTTCACTAACAGACACCCATACATTTAATCTACCAACGGCAAGTGCAACAAATCGAGGTGCTTTGAGTAGTGCGGATTGGAGTACGTTTAATGGGAAATATACTTTACCATCATTAACAAATGGTTCAGTATTATTTAGCAATGGAACAACTATTGCTCAAGACAATGCAAACTTATTTTGGGATGATTCATCTAATAGATTAGGAATAGGTACTGCAACTCCAAACACAACATTAGACATTAATGGTATAATTAATCTTAGAACTGCAGGTTTAGAATTTGGTAGAATTACAACAAATAATGCAAATGCAAATACAGGCGGAGTAAGTTTTTTATATAATTCAGCAGGAACTTTTGTCGAAGGTTGGCGTTTAAATGGTGATGGTAATTTCTTGTTAAATACTGCTGGTGTAGATGGTAGTAGATTTCAAGTTGAAGGTGGTGCAAGATTTACATTAGGGGTAAATATGGCTACAACATCGGGTTCAGTAGGTATAGGAACTGCAAGTCCACAAAGCAGATTAGAAATAAGCGAAGCAAATAGAGCAAATTCAACTAATATAGCAAACGTAGGTATTTATACATCAAGTACTCAAAACACAGATGTTGGTGGTACTATTGCTTTTGGTGGTTTTTTTAGTGGTTCTGCTTTAGCACCATTTGCAAGTATTAGAGGTGGTAAAGAAAATTCAACATCGGGAAACTATGCAGGTTATTTAGCATTTCAAACTATACCAAATAATGGTTCATTAACTGAAAGAGCAAGAATAACTTCAGCAGGAAGGCTATTGTTGGGAACAACGTCAGAGAGTACGTTTATACTCGATGTCAACGGAACTGCGAGGGTGAGTGGGGCAGTTACGGGTGGATTATATAATGGTGTATTAGTTTCAAGTCGTACTGCTACTCAAAGTGTATTTATAGGGGTTGA